ATGACCAATTCAACTACACAAGTGAACAACCCCCTGCATGGCATAACACTGGAGAATCTGCTTATCCGTCTGGTCGATTACTACGGCTGGAAAGGGCTGTACGATATGGTGCAACTACAATGCTTCTATAACGACCCCAGCATCAAATCCAGCTTGAAGTTCCTACGCAAGAACCTTTGGGCACGTACAAAGCTTGAGGATATTTACCTGGACCTTGAATTTTACCTGAACGAGGAATTGAGGTATTAGTGGTGCTGAAGCAGCGGTAGGTTGGAAACTGATTATTGATAAGCATTCTGAAATAATTAAAATCAGGGTAAAACATCCTGGAGTTGTAAACTAGTATGGTTGCAGTCATTAAGAAAGTGTCTACAAATCGAGCTGTCCATTTGGGTTTGTGGATTTTGTGGAAGTCCTACCTGGTACCTGAAATCGTCAAATCACGATCCCAGTGGCCTTAAAGGCCGGTATTTGTGGGAAATGTGACAATTCTTCCTGGTACCGATCTATATTGAGATACCGAAGAAGATGGGGAAATCAGAACTTGCGGCTGCTGTTGCCCTACTTCTTTGTTGTGGTGATGGTGAAGAAAGAGCGGAGGTTTATGGTTGTGCTGCAGATCGTCAGCAAGCATCGATAGTATTTGAAGTTGCAGCTGATATGGTGCGTATGAGTCCGGCACTTAGTAAACGAGTTAAGATCCTGTCGGCAACAAAGCGTATTGTTTTTCAGCCGACAAATAGTTTTTATCAAGTGCTTTCAGCTGAAGCCTATTCAAAACATGGTTTTAATATACACGGTGTTGTTTTTGATGAACTTCATACCCAGCCCAATAGAAAACTCTTTGATGTTATGACCAAGGGTTCTGGTGATGCAAGAACCCAACCGCTGTATTTTCTTATTACCACTGCAGGGTCAGACACCAAATCTATCTGCTATGAGACACATCAAAAAGCGAAAGACCTCTTGGAAGGGCGAAAGGTTGACCCTACATTTTATCCAGTTATTTATGGAGCAGACGAATCTGATGATTGGACTGATCCAAAAGTATGGAAAAAAGCAAATCCAAGCCTAGGGATTACCGTGGGAATCGACAAGGTAAAAGCCGCTTGTGAATCTGCAAAGCAAAATCCTGCAGAAGAGAATACATTTAGGCAGTTAAGACTTAATCAATGGGTCAAACAAGCAGTTAGATGGATGCCAATGGATAAGTGGGATAAATGTGCTTTTGCCGTAAATGAAGAAGACTTATTTGGAAGAGTTTGCTATGGCGGTCTAGACCTTTCAAGTTCCATAGATATAACAGCCTTTGTACTCGTGTTTCCACCAGAAGATGAGGAGGATAAATATATTGTTCTTCCCTATTTTTGGTTACCGGAAGAAACCCTTAACCTCAGAGTCAATCGTGACCATGTCCCCTACGATGTATGGGAAAAGCAAGAACATCTTAAGACTACAGAAGGCAATGTGGTGCATTATGGTTTCATTGAGAAGTTTATTGAAAGTCTTGGTGAGAAGTACAACATTCGAGAAATTGCCTTTGACCGCTGGGGTGCAGTCCAGATGGTACAAAACCTTGAAGGCATGGGATTTACCGTTGTTCCATTTGGACAGGGATTTAAAGATATGAGTCCACCAACCAAGGAACTTATGAAACTAACCTTGGAGGAAAAGGTCGCACATGGTGGACATCCTGTTCTTAGATGGATGATGGATAATATTTTTATTCGTACTGATCCGGCGGGCAACATTAAACCAGATAAAGAGAAGTCAACAGAAAAAATAGATGGCGCTGTTGCCACTATTATGGCTTTAGATAGAGCAATTCGGTGTGGCAATGATACGAGTGCTTCGGTTTATGACGGTCGAGGATTACTTGTGTTTTAGGAGAGGAGAGTGATGCAGATGGGCCTATTTTCAAATATTTTTAAAGCACGTGACAAACCACAAAATCGAACTGCAGGGAGCAACTATAGTTTCCTTTTTGGCGGCTCGACAAGCGGTAAGCCTGTTAATGAGCATACAGCCATGCAAATGACTGCAGTGTATTCCTGCGTGAGGATATTAGCAGAGGCTGTGGCAGGGCTTCCCCTTCATCTATACAAATTTACCGATAGCGGCGGTAAGGAGAAAGCACTTTCTCATCCGCTATATTTTTTATTACATGATGAGCCAAATCCAGAGATGAGTTCTTTCGTTTTCCGCGAGACGATGATGACTCATCTTTTATTATGGGGCAATGCCTATGCTCAGATTATTCGAAACGGCAAAGGTGAAGTCATAGCACTGTATCCACTAATGCCAAATCGAATGTCTGTGGATAGAGATTCCAGTGGAAATCTCTATTATTCTTACACCAGGTATTCCGATGATGCACCAACGATGAACGGTGTGGCGGTTACATTAAGACCAAGCGATGTACTTCATATTCCGGGTTTAGGCTTTGATGGTCTTGTGGGTTACTCACCGATTGCTATGGCTAAGAATGCTATAGGGATGGCAATAGCATGTGAGGAATATGGAGCTAAGTTCTTTGCTAATGGGGCAGCACCAGGAGGGGTACTTGAGCATCCTGGCACCATTAAAGACCCTCAGAAAGTAAGGGAAAGTTGGAATGCAGCCTATCAAGGGAGTAGCAACTCTCATCGTGTGGCAGTACTTGAAGAAGGCATGAAGTATCAGCCAATTGGTATCTCGCCGGAACAAGCTCAGTTTTTAGAAACAAGGAAATTTCAAATCAATGAAATCGCTCGAATTTTCCGAGTACCTCCACATATGGTTGGAGACTTGGAAAAGTCGAGTTTTTCTAATATTGAACAACAATCACTGGAGTTTGTGAAATACACTTTGGACCCTTGGGTGATTCGGTGGGAACAGGCCATAAGCAGGGCACTTTTAAGATCAGATGAAAAGAAACAGTATTTTTCCAAGTTTAACGTAGATGGTCTACTTCGTGGAGATTATGTTTCTCGAATGAGCGGCTATGCAACCGCCAGACAAAACGGATGGATGAGCGCCAATGATATTAGGGAGCTTGAGAACCTAGACCGAATTCCAGCGGAGCTTGGAGGAGATTTATACCTAATTAACGGCAATATGACCAAACTCGCGGACGCGGGCATATTTGCAAATAAAGAAGGATTGGAGGAAAAAGCCAAATGAAAAAGTTTTGGAACTGGGTGCGTGATTCAGATACACAGACACGAACCCTCTACCTTAACGGTGCAATTGCAGAGGAAAGTTGGTTTGAAGACGATGTTACTCCGGTAGCTTTTAAAGAAGAGCTTATGAGTGGCGAAGGAGACATTGTTGTTTGGATCAATTCACCCGGTGGCGATTGTATCGCAGCATCACAGATTTACAACATGCTGATGGATTACAAAGGCAATGTCACTGTAAAGATTGACGGTATTGCAGCATCAGCCGCATCAGTCATTGCAATGGCAGGAACAGAAGTCTTGATGTCACCTACCTCACTGATGATGGTCCATAACCCCTTCACCATAGCAATAGGTGATAGTGATGAGATGCAAAAGGCAGTGCAAATGCTAGATGAAGTAAAGGAAAGTATCATCAATGCTTATGAACTGAAAACTGGTTTATCCAGAACAAGACTATCCCATCTGATGGATGCAGAAACATGGCTTAATGCCAATAAAGCAGTAGAGCTTGGTTTTGCTGATGACATCATGTTTAGGACTGGAGAAAGTACTGTACAAGATAGCTTTGTATTTAGCAGAAGAGCGGTGACCAATTCATTAATGGATAAGCTTAAAAAGCCAGTTGTAAAACAGTCAACCGACCCGCTTTATGAGCGGCTTAATTTATTAAAATATTAGGAGGAAATCAAAATGAGTAAAATTCTTGAGCTGCGTGAAAAACGCGCAAAAGCATGGGAGTCAGCGAAGGCATTTCTTGATTCAAAACGTGGCAGTGACGGGCTTGTTTCTGCGGAGGATGCGGTAACCTACGACAGAATGGAAGAGGACATTGTTAATCTTGGAAAGGAAATCGCAAGACTGGAACGCCAAGAGGCACTTGAAGCAGAACTTAACAAACCTGTGAATATGCCTCTTACTGGAAAACCAAATATTCCAGGGATGGAAACAAAGACTGGAAGAGCTAGTGATGATTACAAGAAGTCATTCTGGAATGTCATGCGAAGCAAAAATCCTAGACATGATGTACTCAATTCCCTCTCTGTAGGAACTGATTCTGAGGGTGGATATCTTGTTCCAGATGAATTTGAACGTACCCTAATTCAAACCCTTGAGGAAGAAAATGTGTTCCGTAAGCTGGCAAAGATTATTCAGACTTCAAGTGGTGATAGAAAAATTCCTGTTGTAGTGACCAAAGGAACTGCGGCTTGGCTTGATGAAGGCGAGGAATTTGATGAGAGTGATTCAGTATTTGGTCAGACTTCCATTGGTGCATATAAGTTGGGTACGATGATCAAAGTCTCTGATGAGCTCTTAAACGATAGTGTATTTAATCTAGAAAGCTATATTTCCACTGAGTTTGCTCGAAGAATTGGAGCAAAGGAAGAGGAAGCATTTCTTGTTGGAGATGCTGATGGAAAGCCTACAGGTATTTTCAATGCTACTGGGGGAGCACAGCTTGGGATTACTGCAGGCTCGGCTACAGCAATTACAGCAGATGAGATTATCGATCTTGTCTACTCGTTAAAAGCACCATACAGAAAAAATGCAGTGTTCTTAATGAATGATGCAACGGTGAAAGCAATCCGAAAACTTAAAGACGGACAGGGCCAATATCTATGGCAGCCTTCGCTGACTGCGGGTACTCCAGATACATTGCTAAACCGTCCAGTATATACTTCAGCCTATGCTCCAATTATTGAGGCTGGGGCAAAGACCATCGCATTCGGTGACTTTGGTTACTACTGGATTGCTGACAGACAAGGACGTTCTTTCAAGCGTTTAAATGAGCTATTTGCAACCACTGGTCAAGTTGGTTTCCTTGCAAGCCAACGTGTGGACGGTAAATTGATCCTTCCTGAAGCTGTTAAAATCCTAGAGCAAAAGGCTTAATGGGAGGTGCAAATGATGAGTTATAACACGAAGAATTATACCAAGCAAGGTGGAGAAAAGACCGTAATCGGTGGTGAGCTTGTCATAGAAGAGGGGGCCAAAGTAACCGGCCTCCCTGTTCTTGAGAATCAACCGGCAAGTACTGCGGCCACTGTAGAGGACTTGGTAACGGACTTTAATGCCCTTCTTACCAAGTTAAAAGCCACTGGAATAATGGTAGAGGATACTCCGTAGAGAAAGGAAGGTGACGGTGATGACACTGTTTGAAAAGGTAAAGGCAAATCTAATTCTTGAGCATGATCGTGATGATGAACTTCTTCAGACATACATCACCACTGCAACCTCCTATGCCGAGAGTTACCAGCATCTGCCGGAAGGTCATTATAGCGAAAATGCAATGCCGCCAACTACGGAGCAAGCCATCATCATGCTGTCATCCCACTTCTATGAAAGTCGGGATGGCAGTACGGGTGGCTTTTTTGCTGACAATGTGCAGGCAGGTCAGCAGGTTTGGAATACGGTGAATTTACTGCTCAGGCTTGATCGGGATTGGAAGGTGTAGCCTATGAGCTTTGGAAAAATGAATACCTTTATAGATATTATTTCTGTTGAAACAATGAAAGACAGTGAGGGTTTTAGCAAACCCACGGATATCATTGTTGCATCTGTTCGTGCCTATAAGGAAGACCGTCACGGGAATGAAAAATGGGCTAATAGAGCAACCTTCTCTGAAGCCACCGCACTGTTTTGCTTTCGCAAGATACCTGATATTTCGGTGTCTACTAAGATGACCATTGCGTGCAGTGATGGACGATACGAAATCACAAGTGTGGAGGATGTAAAAGGAAAAGGTATGTATATTGAAGTTTTGGCGAAAAAGGTGGTGGCATCAAGTGGCTAAAGCAGATGTTAAAATGCCGGAGGATTTTCTTCTAAAACTTTCAAAGCTGGGTGATAAGACAGATGAAATTATACCAAAGGTGCTGGAATCAGGAGGGGAAGTAGTTCTAGAAAGAGTAAAGTCAAATTTACAAGGGACTATTGGAAGTGGAACAAAAGAAAAAAGCCGGTCTACGGGTGAACTAGTCAATTCCCTTGGTGTCTCCCCTGCTAAGCTAGATCGAAACGGTAACTTTAATGTAAAAGTAGGTTTTAAAGAACCAAAAAGAAATGGTGAAAGCAATGCCAAGATAGCCAATATCATAGAGTATGGGAAATCCGGTCAACCACCAAAACCATTTTTAAAGCCTGCAAGAAGAACTTCAAGAAAAGCCTGTATAGAAGCAATGAAACAGCGATTTGATGAAGAGGTGGATAAAATATGAGCATCTTAAAAGAATTAAATCTCATAGCAGACATGTGTAGCATTCCGGTAGAGACAGGTGTGTTTTCCGGTGTGCCTCCTGATATTTATCTTGTAATCACGCCTCTTGTAGATTTGTTTGAGGTTCATGCTGATAACAAGCCTGAATATGAAGTGCAGGAAGTTAGACTTTCCCTATTTGTAAAAGGAAACTATATTGGCATTAAAAATAATCTAGTCCGCACTCTTTTGGGTGCGGATTTTACAATAACAGACCGCAGGTATATCGGGCATGAAGATGATACCGGCTATCACCACTATGCCATTGATGTGGCAAAACCCTATGAATTTAAATTAGAAATGGAGGAATAAAACATGGCAACAATTGGTCTTGATAGACTTTATTATGCAAAAATCACCGAGGATGCAAGCGGTGATGAGACTTATGAAACCCCTGTGCCCTTGGCAAAAGCCATCAGTGCAGAACTGTCGGTGGAACTTGCTGAGGCAACGCTTTATGCCGATGATGGTGCGGCTGAAATCATTAAAGAGTTCAGAAGTGGCACATTAGCGCTTGGCATTGATGATATTGGTGTGAATGCCGCAGGAGATCTCACAGGAGCAACTATTGATGACAATCATGTGCTCATTTCAACCAGTGAAGATGGTGGTGACCCTGTTGCGGTAGGCTTTAGGGCTAAAAAAGCAAACGGAAAGTATCGTTATTTTTGGTTGTATCGTGTCAAATTTGGTATCCCTGCAACTAATCTGGCAACCAAAGGCGATAGCATTACCTTCTCAACTCCAACCATTGAAGGGACAGTGCTACGCAGGAACAAATTGGATGGTCAGGGCAGGCATCCTTGGAAAGCAGAAGTTAACGAGGGTGATGAAGGAGTCACACAATCAATTATTACCGGATGGTACAACGAAGTATATGAACCTACATTTGCCGCATCCGGTGGCACTGAAGAATAGGAGGATGTTCCATGGATAACGAACGCAGCGCAAAGATTACTATCAGTGGTCAAGAGTATGAACTTATTTTAACGACTAAGGCAACAAAAGAAATTGCAGGAAGATATGGTGGGCTTGAAAACCTGGGTGAAAAGCTCATGAAATCGGAAAACTTCGAGATGGCATTAGACGAGATTGTGTGGCTGATTACATTAATGGCCAATCAAAGTTTGCTTATTTATAACCTGCGAAATCCGAATGATAAGAAGAATCTTCTCACGCAAGAAGAGATTGAACTTCTCACTTCACCTTTGGAGCTTGCCACATATAAAAACGCATTGATGGAAGCGATGTTTAAAGGAACGAAACGAAATATTGCATCGGAAGATGACTCAAAAAACGCACAAACCGGGTAAATGAGGAGGAGCTCTTTACCCGGCTTTTATATTACGGAACAGTCCATTTAAATCGTACTGAAGAGGAAACATGGCTTACACCTCTTGGGCTTTTGATGGATTTATGGGAATGCCACAAACAGTTCCTTGGACTGAGCAAGCAAAAAAGGGAGATTTCCATAGATGATGTTATTCCCTATGGAATTTGACTAGAACCTCCTTGACAATGGTGCGAAATCGTACTATACTAAATATAGTCCGAAATCGCACTAAAATCAAGGAGGTTATCAA